GATCGTAAGAACATCTTTTGGACCATCAAGTGGCTGTGTGACGTCTTTAAAAATGATTCTCAAGTGGGTATCGTAATCAAGACTAATACAGGCAGGATGACGAAGATCGACAAGAAGATCTGCACCGACATGTTCAAGCAGATCCTCAAAGAGGCCCGCTCGGGACCCAATCCGAAGTTTCATCTAATTCACGGAATGATGACGGATGACGACGTCGCGGGTCTATATAGGCATCCGAAAATCAAGGGCTTGGTTACCCTTACGCGCGGAGAGGGATTCGGTCTTCCCATCCTCGAAGCTGCTGCGTCGGGTCTACCCGTCATCGCGACAAACTGGTCGGGTCACATGGATTTCATGCAGCTTGGTAAGTTTGTCAATGTAGATTATGAGTTGAAGGAAATCGATGCCTCTCGAGTCGACAACAAGATTTTTATGAAAGGATCTAGATGGGCCGAAGTTATCGAGGACGATTTCAAGCGTCGTATCAAAAAGTTCAGAGAAAGTTCGTCCGTTCCCAGAGAGTGGGCATCGGAACTCCAGAAGAAAGTCCATCAATCCTTTAGCTTCGAAGCCGTGGCTCGTAAGTGGGAAGAATTGTTGGGAGATAAGTTGGTATGATCGAAACGATCATCATAATAGTGCTATCTGTCCTTCTCGTGGCGTCCATCGCGATCGGGGTCTGGGCTACATCGAGACTGACAAATCTTGTGTATGATCTCGAGGAACAGGTAGAAGAATCATTGGACATCATTGACACTAGTTATCGTGAAATAGGAAGAGTGCTAGACACTCCTGTCTTTTACGATGATCCGGTTGTCAAACAGACACTAACTTCTATCAAGAAAGCGCACTCAGGCCTGTTACTGATCGCTAACAAGATTTCGGAGTTTTCAGGATCGAAGAAAGAAGAAGAGGAGTGATCCTCACGGCCACATAATGACAGAGCAGAAAAAGCCTATCAGAAAGATTAGAAGAAGGAAGGAAGGCGGCGACGGGGAAGGTCGAGAGCTTCGTTTGTACTTCAACAGGGATACTCACGCAGCGATCGTGGAGTATCAACAGTCGGCTAATCTCGAAAAGAAAGTGCGAGAGCAGCTTTACGTTACTCGTATCATGCCTGCCTTCAATAAGCTAGTGGAAAATCTGATCAACATCCACAAATTTTCCAGTCTTTATGATTCTTATGATGATCTCAAAAATGATTGTGTCAACTTTCTTTTTGAGACTATCACCAAGTTTGATCCGACGAGAGGATCCAACGCCTTTTCTTATTTCAACGTCGTCGCCAAAAATTGGCTGATCATCAAGACAAAGCAGAAAGCTGCCAAGATCAAGAAGAATATCAGCATGGACGATGTTGCGGGTCTCTCTACGAGAGACATGGGAACGATAGAGGAATGGAATACGGTTCCCTCGCAAGAGTCCATCATCGAAAACAAGAATACAGCAGAAAATATTCTAGAGCTACTCAACGAAATCAAAGAAAAGGCCAAGACGGACAATGAAAAAGTCTGTATCAATGCCATTATCACGGTCTTTCAAAACATCGACAATATCGATCTCTTGAATAAGAGTGCCGTCTTGCTATACATGCGAGAACTTTCAGGCTTGAATCCTAAGCAGTTGACAATGACGATGCAGATTATTAAAAAACATTATCGACGTCTGCGCACGGACTCCAAATATAAGGTTTGAGGAAGCATGTCTGACGAAGTCGATTTTGAAAAGCTGCAAGAAGAAAGTAAAGAGCGTATCAAGGGAAAATTCGATTCTTTTTCGAAGCTTCTGCAGGACATTGAGAGCATCGAAGATAAGAAAAAAAGCCTCTGGAAAGAGATCTATGAAAATGCGGTGACGGATAGAGAAAATTCGTACATCATGTTCATGAAACTCTATCAGATCGTTTCAAATGATGCAGCGGCCCATGCTATCCATGGAGGGACGATCGTCAAGTACTTGGAGCGTATGAGCCGAGCCAATGATCAATTGACAAAGTTGGCCGAATTGCTGCAGGCCGCCGACACAAAAAACGGTAAGATCGATGCCGAAGACCTCTTCCGAAAGATAGAAGGGAAATAGTCGAGAGGCTTACATATAAGAGAATCGGATGGACAAGAACGATTACTCTTCCAATAGGCAACACGAGATTGTTGCGCAACCCGGCTCCGAACTTATCGGTCAGCAGAGGCAGCTAGAATCTATCATTCCTCATCAGCCGCCCTTACCCGCATTTCAACAGGCGGTTGTCAGAGAAGTATTCTATGACCCGACTTTGCTCGATAAAGATAGGATAGCTGAGCTAGAATTTCATTCGAATCTCAATCCCAGTCAAAAGACATACTTGGAAAGGATGCCCCGACACTCCGTCATTGCCACTATGGTCAATGACGGAGCTTCTTCTAACCAAAACGAGATCTTTTTTCCGTTCTTTCCTCCTCATATGATCTTGCCGATCAAAGCGGGAGAGCGTGTCTGGGTCTTCAAAGATAATTCAAAATCGAACGTCGAATATGGATTCTGGGTCTGTCGAGTGACGGAGCCCAGAGATATAGACGATCTTAATCTAACCCATGCTGATCGAAAGCTAGATACTGCTACCCAAAAGGGAGAGCCGCCAACGTTCGCCAATGGCGCTTTAATAAAGGGGAAAGAAGGGCCCGTTGTCCAATCCTCGACGGCTACTATCAATGGTAAAGAAGACGAATTCGAGCAGATAATCCAGGATTCTGATTCCGGCAAGCTAGTTGACTTCGAAGAAGTGCCAAGATTTACAGCTCGCCCGGGCGATCATGCAATTCAGGGTAGCAATAACACGCTGATCGTCCTCGGGACGGATAGAACCTCGGCCGCTGCCGAGATTGAAACGAATCCGGACGCCAAAACACGAAAGGGCAAGCGTGCTAAAGGCAAGCCTGACAAGGACGCCAAAAAAAAGGCGGGCACGATCGATATCGTCGTGGGTCGTGGTCAGGAAACCAGTAAAAGCAAACCCAAAAAAGTTCAGAATACTCTCAAAAATGACGAAGTAGAAAAGAGAGAAGACAACGACAAAGAAGGAGATCCGGACTTCGAAAATGATCTGGCACGTATTTACGTGTCGATGAAGACAGCAGCCGACGAAAATTTCGCTGTCAAGACAAAAGGTCTCGAGGCTCCTCTCAAAAAGGGGTCCGAAGCTCCCGCAATCATCGCTAAAGCTGATCATCTCAGGCTCGTTGCTCGCAAGGAAATTCGAATTCTGGTTCAACCCAAATTCGATTCTTCAGAAGACGAATGCGCGGCTATTGTCATCAAAGAAAGTGGAGATATTATCTTCGTTCCAGCCGCAAAAGGAATTGTCAAGCTGGGAGGAGATGACGCCGATAAAGCCATCGTCTGCACCAACGCAGGAGCTGTCAACGGCGGAGGAACTGTCAGCGCACCCCCGCTTATCACGACGATGGGCGGTGTCTTCGCTGCCGGCGGCGCACACGGCACGATAGCCACGAAGGTACTTGTTAAGTGACTCGTGGGTAGAAGCAGAGTATATTAATTTGATGGCCGCTATTTACTCTTTCATGAACAAAACTAATTTTAAACGTTGCGTCGGTCAATTTAAAAATCCGACAAAACGAATGAAAGAGCACTTGATAGCTACTCAGAACGGAAATCCAAGACCTCTTTATTCAGCTATTCGAAAATGCGGAATAGACAATTTTGTATTTGAAATTCTTGAAGAATGTGAAATTGAACAGCTCAACGATCGCGAACAGTTTTGGGTTTGTCACTTTGGCTTTTTTAATCGAGAAAAGGGCTACAACCTAACAACAGGCGGGAAACAATGTCAATTTGGTCCGATGCTAGAAGATCACAAGCGCAAAATCGGAGAAGCAAACAAAATCTCTAAGAAGAGATACAAACTTTCTGAAGATCATAAACAAAAAAACAGCGAATCTAAAAAGGGGACATTGTCTTGGAATAAGGGAGGCACGTCCAATGAAAAATATGATTTGAAGATCGATAAGAGACATGAACAAATTGTTTCGTCCGCCAAATCCAAAAATGGGACGATTACAAAAAAAATTAAGTTGATTCTTAAGCGGGCACACGAAAGAGGAAATCTCTAATGCCTGTCGGTCAGGATAAAATTCTAGGGCCTGCCGGTGCAGGTATGATGGGAGATGACAATAAGCTCACCAAAAAAGCGAAAGAGCGCTTTGTCACCGAAGTTTTAGCCCTGCAAATTGCGGGTAATGAGAATGGATTGGGCATTTCGAAATTCAATCCATTATTGCCCGTTCCTCTGATTCCGATTCCTGGCCCTCCTCTACCTTCCATCAATGGGCCTTCTCCACTCTTTTGGTTCAAGCCCGAACCTTGGGCTCTGCTTTCGGCTCCCGCCGTTTTGAATCCTGATGGTGCATATCAAAAGCTTATCGTCACAGGGCTCTATGAGTCCCTGTGTAAGATGCTCAATCTTGATGGTAAGACGTCGATGGGTCCCATCTTCGATCCTACTATCTTTTTGGATCTCACTAAACCCAAATTCCAAGGTCTAAAAATACCTGATCTACCCGGAATCTTAGCACAACTCGTCGTTTTAGGAAACTTGTCTCAGATATTGCCTTTGCCCGGAATCGCGGCAAAGGCAATATTGCTGACCGATTTCGGAATCGGAGATCCTAAGTTGGTGGTGGACTTAGTCCCTTTGATTCTAGCACCACCAATTCCCAAGCCTCCCATTCCCGAGATACCACTGCCTCCGATTCCACCTGTCCCCAATCCAGGGTTGCCCAGTTTTTTTCTGCCCGAACTAGCCTTGGGTCTATTCAAATTGCCTCTGACAATATTTCCGCAGATAATCGGAGAGCTCGTTGACATCAATCTGGATCCGTTGGCTCTGATTCTGAAGATCATCAAAATCATTGTCGACTTCATTTTATCCCTGTTAAAGGATCTCTTTTTGGCTCCATTGACTCTGTTGGCAGCGACACTCACAATCATTGTCAAGAATCTGGCGGGCATGATTTTGTGTGATCTGATCGGCAGCCTATTTGGCACAGGAGCACTCGTAAAGATCGTTGCTAGCCTCGTCGGGCTGACCTGAAAGAATACGTAATAACCATGGCTCGTTCATTCAAAAGCGTCGGCAAGACGTCGTCCCAGGTCAAAGCTGAAGAACTGGCCCAGACTCCCGCCGAGATTCCCGTCGGCATCATTACACCGCTAAGATTAGGAGAAAGAAGCGAAGGCATCTTTAAGATGCATTTCTCCCTAGCTGATCAAATAGCCGATAATCTTAGAAATCTTATCTCTACCAACTGGGGAGAAAGATTAGGCCAGTATTTCTTCGGAGCCAATCTGCAGGAATTGACGACCGAAATTGTATCCCAAGATGCCTTTGAGGAAGAGGCCATGGCTCGAATCAAGGCGACCGTCGAAAGATGGATGCCTTATGTCAATCTCATCGATTTTGATTCATCCATTGGCAACCAATTTGCAAAATCGACAGGAAAAGTCAGGCTTACCGTGACATATACAGTCGCCGGGGTGCAAGACCTACCTCGATCTCTGCAGGTAGATCTCTTCATTATCTGATCGACCCGTAAAGAAAGAGCGGGATATACTTATCTTCGACGTAGATAAGGATAGAGTATGCCCAACGATTCGATCAAGAAGCAGGTCCGGGACAGAAAATATCTCAACAAGACGTTTGATTCTCTTAGGCAGGACCTTCTAGAATACGCTCGAATCTATTACC